CTTGCAACAATCTGCCTCCGGGCGTGGATTATCTTGTGTTTGATTTCGCTGTTAATGCTGGGGTTGGTCGCAGTGCTAAGACTTTGCAAAGTGCTGTTGGTGCGACACCTGACGGGGGCATTGGACCGTTAACCTTGGCTGCGGTAAGCAAGTTTAATCCTGAAGAACTTATCACTAAATTTACCGACGAAAAAATAACGTGGTATCAAAGTTTAAACAACCCAACCTACGAGCAAGGCTGGCTTAATCGTGCAGAGATTGTTCGTCAACATGCTTTAAAGATGGTGGGATAATGCTCCAAAAATTGACGATGCGTGCAGGAATTAACAGAGAAGGCACAGACTATAGCAATGAGGGCGGGTACTATGACTGCGACAAGATTCGGTTTCGTTCGGGATTTCCTGAAAAACTTGGCGGCTGGGTGCAGCTTGCAACTTCTACTTTCCAAGGTATCTGTCGTGCGTTATGGACTTGGGTTGACCTAAGCGGTCAGAATAAGTATTTGGGTGTTGGCACAAACTTAAAGTATTACATTAACCAAAATGGCACATTCAGTGACATCACACCTATACGCAAGACTGTCAATCCAATGGCAAGTAACCCGTTCGCAACAGCTTATAGCACGCTGGCATCGGGCATGGGTGCAACCGATACAACATTAACTTTAGTATCAGGCGCATCGTTTCAAAACTACCCTGCTGTCATTCAGATTGGTACAGAACAAATTACGTATAGCGCGGTATCAGGTAATACCCTTATAGGGTTAACCCGTGGATACAATGGTACTACTGCGACTACTCACTCAACGGGCGCAGCGGTTGGTTGTTCAACCATTACAGTCACTGACGTAGCTAACGGTGCAAATCAAAATGACTTTGTAACATTTAGCGGAGCTTCATCGGTTGATGGATTTTCTGCTGGAAGTTTAAACGCAGAACAACAAGTAATTAATGTTATTGATGCCAGTCACTACACTATTGCAATCTCCGGTACATTTTCTACCTCTGCTGTATCAGGCGGTGGAGCTTCTGTTATCGCTGTTTACCAAATCAATACTGGTTTGCCTATATACATTATTGGAACAGGTTGGGGTGCAGGCGGCTGGGGCATGGGAGGTTGGGGTTCTGCATCTGCAACGGGCGGTATTGGTGAGCAGTTATTGCTTTGGTCGAATGATAACTTTGGTCAGGATTTAGTGCTTGCTCAACGTGGTGGTCCGATCTATTACTGGCAGCAATCTCTTGGGGTGGGCTATCGTGCGGTTGCACTTCAAAGCTTGGCGAATGCTGCAACGATGTATACAACAACGGCGACATTTAGTAGCGGTGTCTCCACAATTACATTGGCAAACGTAACAAATCTTGTTGATGGCTGTTATATCAACGGTATTGGCATCCCTGCCGGAACGGTAGTGACAGCGGCATACATTCCGGGTTCTACCTCTGTGCCGATTTCAAACAACACAACGCTTTCCAGTTCAGGAAGTTACACGGTTTCATACGCAGGCGAGTACATTCCAAACAATACCAATCAGGTTTTGTCCTCGGCTATTCAGCGTTTTGTCATTGCATTTGGTGCTAATCCATACACACCAGCCACACCGAACTCAGCGTTTGACCCAATGCTTGTACGTTGGTCGGATCAGGAAAATCCATATCAATGGGTTCCACAGTTAACAAACCAGTCCGGTGAATACTTGCTGACAAACGGCTCGTACATCATGGGCGCTCGTGCAACCCGACAAGAAATTCTAGTTTGGACTAACTCTGCTCTGTATTCAATGCAGTATCTTGGTGCGCCGTATGTGTGGGGTTTTCAAGTCTTAATGGATAACATCTCGGTTATGTCACCGAACTCCATGATTACCGTAAATAACGTAACGTACTGGATGGGACTTGAAAAGTTTTATTCATACTCTGGTCGTGTTGAAACGTTGCCTTGTTCGTTGCGGCAGTATATCTTTGACAACATTAACAAGGATCAGTCATATCAAGTTTTTGCTGGTGCTAATGAAGGTTATAACGAAGTCTGGTGGTTTTATTGCTCACAAGGCTCGACTGTGGTTGATAAGTATGTAATTTACAACTACCTTGATAAGGTCTGGTATTACGGCACAATGGGGCGCACTGCTTGGATTGATATTGGTTCAAACCCTAACCCAATTGCCGCAGATTACAACTCGCACCTGCTTTACCATGAGGTTGGTACGGATGATGTTTCTGGTGCAACCCCTGTGCCAATTGATGCGTATGTTCAATCTTCAGATTTTGATATTGGTGATGGTCATAACTTTGGGTTTGTCTGGCGTATCTTGCCCGACGTAAACTTTAACGGATCAAATATAAATAACCCATCTGTAACCATGACGGTTAAACCACGCCAAAATTCAGGCACGCCGTATGGACAAGCCGATAATCCAGTTGTACAAAGTTACGACAATTACAGCACCCGTAGCACATATAACATCCAGCAGTTTGACGGTCAGGTCTATACCCGTTTGCGAGGTCGTCAAATGAGTTTTAGGATTGAGTCCAACACGCTTGGCGTGGCTTGGCAGCTTGGTACTCCGCGAATAGATTTGCGTCCTGACGGGAGGCGCTGATTTATGTCTACAGGCACAACAAAATCCCCCAATTTACCGGTTGCTCCCGCAGAGTACGATCCGTTATATCAACAACAACTTAATAACGTGTTGCGGTTGTATTTTGCTCAGATTGATAACCCCGGTCCAAGTGTCATGTCCACTCAGCGTGTAAACGGAAAAGTTATTGCTGCACTTAACTTTAGCCAATACAATACAACCACTAACACACAAGTGCTAAGTATGGCTACGCAAGCAGATTTAAGTCTTTTGCGAGTAGGTGATGTTTATGTGGATACCTCGGCAGGTAATGTTTTAAAGGTTAAGGTATGAATATTCAAGACCTTTCAAACGTTTCTGTGGACAATTTGGCTGAAGTAAAAGTGCCAAGTCGTGAAGAAATACAACGTTTGCAAAATGAGCTGATGGCGGGTCCGCAGGTTGAGTTAACCACTGAGCATTATTTTAATGGTGGCATGTATTGCCGCAAGGTGTTTAGACCGGCAGGTACGATTATTGTTGGGAAGATTCACAAGTCAGATCACTTTTTCATGTGTACAAGCGGCGAAATTATTGCTTGGTCTGAAAAAGGCATGATTACGTTAAAAGCCGGTGATGTAATTGAAAGCAAGGCAGGAACCAAAAGGGTGACATTGGCTGTTGTGGATTCGATTGGTATTACTGTGCATAAAACAGACAAGACCGATCTTGATGAGATTGAAACTGAGTTAATTGAGCCTGAAGAAATTTCTATGTATGACTCAAGCAACAAGATTAAAATTGACTATATACCTGAATTAACCGTTAAAGAGGTTTGATATGACTTGGGCTATCGCTACTGGGATTGCAATCGGTGCTGTCGTGGGCGGTGGCTCTGCTGCGCTGCAACACAAAGACATTTTAAAGGGTGCTTTGTTGGGTGGTGCAACAGGTGCAGTGACTGGAGGCATTGGAAGTTTAGCTGGGGCGGGTGCAAGCGCAGGTGCGGATTTAATGGCAGAGGGTGCTACTACAGGGACAGATGCATTAGTTTCTGGGCAAGCTGCTCAAGGCATTAACGCAATTAACCCCGGTACACAAATACCAACAAGCCCAGAGTTTTGGGGGGATACCCCAATGCCTGAGAATATGCCTTCTTCGGCAAGCCCAAATTTTCAAGCTCCTTACCAAGGGACACAAGGGTTTAAAGCACCTACTCAACCTTTTGGGTTTGACACTATTAAAAATTATGTCGCTGACAACAAGATGTCAATTGGTTTAGCAGGTCTAGCTGGCGGCATGGCTCCTAATGCAAGTCAACCTGCTGGTCCTGACATGGGTACAATTCGTCCGTATACTTATACAGCAGGTTTAAACCCTAGTTATACAGGCGCTGGAACCCCATATTTTAATCAACACTACACTGCTGGAACTCCTTACGCTGCCGCTGAAGGTGGCATTATGCGTTTAGCTAGTGGTGGACAAGCGGCTTCAGATGCTTATAACCAAATATTATCTGACCGCGCACAACAAGAATATGTTAATAGTCCACAACTTGGTGCGTTTAGATCGCATTTTAATGACCCAATTGCAAATGCAGATTCAACTAACGCTTTGTACCAACAATATTTAGGTCGCCCCGTAGACCCAACAGGTATTGCAGCAAACCAACGTGCAACACCCCAAGAAATTACGCAAAGTATTCTATCTTCTCCTGAGTATTTAACTGCACATCCCGGAGCAACTGCGCCTGCTGCACCCACTGGTCCGATTGCTTTTGATCCTGTTACTCATAGATATATCAATACGCCAGCAGTAACTACACCTGCTGCACCTGCTGGGATTGCAGCGTTACCACAACAAACTACAGGAAATAACCTAGTAGGTGGCGGTGCAGCAAACGGCGGTTTAATGCGGTATGCAATGGGCGGCGGGATTGGTTCTTATTATCCAAGCCCAGATGATGGTCAGGGTGGTCAACACCCGCAAGACACTATGATGGGCGCACATCCTTCAGTTAGTATGGGTCCTGCTTACCCAATGCAAGGTATTCAAAGTAATTATGCCACTGGTGGCGGCATTGGTGACCTTGGCAGCTATTCTGATGGCGGGCGTTTATTAAAAGGACCGGGAGATGGAGTCAGTGATGATATTCCTGCTCAAATTGGCGATAAACAGCCTGCTCGTCTTGCTGATGGTGAGTTTGTCGTTCCTGCTAGGATTGTTTCTGAATTGGGGAATGGGTCTACAGATGCTGGTGCTAAACGACTGTATGCCATGATGGATCGCATTCAAAACAATAGACGTAAGACCGTAGGTGAAGGTAAAGTTGCCGTTAATTCTAAATCAGACAAGTACTTGC